TGCCGTCGAAGTCGACGGCAACCTCCGCCTCGCAGGGGGTCACGTCGCGGCCGTCACGGTAGGTGTTGAGGTGGATATAGCTGGCCATCGGTCTCTCCGTTTGTTGGCGGGCACCATTGCCCTTGCTGACAGAGAAAGCAAAGGGCCAACGGTCCGCCCCGTCAAGTGGAAAGATGCGTCTATTTCCGGAAAAGTCACCCACGTTTACGACGGCGACACCATTAAGGTCGGGACAACCCGAATCCGTCTTTGGGGGATCGACACGCCAGAGAGAGGCCAGCCCGGCTGGTATCGCGCCACGGTCCACATGCGCCAGATCGCCTTGGGGAAGGTCGCGACCTGCTACCGGAGGCAGAAGCGCCTGACCCGGAAGCGGATCGTCATGCAGTGCTTCATAGAGGGCCGGGACATAGCGATGGAGATGATCTGCCAGCGGTTGGCGAAGGATTGGCCCTGGTTCTCTAAGGGGCATTACAGGGAGTGTCGGTGATGGAGTGCGCTTGCGATATTAACTCGTTGCTTCTTGGGTGGGTCTTTTGGGCTGTTGGGTGCGGTATCTTTCTCGCACTCCTTTTGGCCCCTTACACACGCGAGGTGTAAGAGATGGCGGACCAGAAATTCAAGGCATCAAAGCGGACATATAAGTGCCCCGAATGCGGCCATGCCGTGGAAATTCCCAAAGGGGTCGGCGTGTCGCTATACGCGAATCTAAATGATCTTTTGTTCGACCAGTGCCGCGCCTGCGAGGCCAAACACGCTCTCCCAAAGCAGCCCTGGAGGAATAAATGAACGAACCCAAGACCCGCACCAGCGGCTTCCATGAAGTGATCGTGGTTCCCATCGTGGACGGGGCCAACCCGCGCCCGGTGGAGCGGTTCTCCATCCACAACGGGACAGGGGCAAGGGTTCGGGACGAATGGCCTATCGGCAAACTTCACGCCAAGGGCAAGCTGGACGACAGGGAGTATTACGCCGCGCTGTGGTTTCGCGACGAAATAGAGCGGGCAGGGGTTGGATCTGCATCCGCCGTGAACCCGGACAAGATCATGGTGGACTACAACCGCCGCTCCGAATTCACTCCCCACTGGATCGACCGATTGACCGAAGTCAACGAAGCCCTTCGCGCTGTAGGCAAGGAAGGGGCGAGCATTCTGTGGTTCTGCGCGGGCATGGGAGAATCAATCAATCAATGGGTCTCACGCGCACGCGGCAGCGGGTGGAACGTCACGCACGGATACGCCACCGGCTTGCTGAAAGGAGTGCTCGGCACGCTGGCTACATACCGGCGCTTGTAGGAACGATTCACGAACCGCACAAAATGTGGTTGACGGGGTTTTCAAACTATGCTACCGATTTCGGCACGCTAACCGAATTGCGCCAGGGCTCCCGCCTTCGGCGCATTTTTTATGAGAGGCACATGGACGACCGCTTACCATTCTTTGAATTCATTGAAGACAAGGAAGGAACGTGGTGGGGAATCATGGTTATGGAAGAATTCGACAACGAGGCCGACGCTGCGGAATGGTTCGAGGGGATCATTGACCGCGACATCGCCGTTGTTGAGTTGGAAACGGACGTGGTGACGCATTAATGGGCATGGGTGGCCGTCCCAGCAAATTCACAGACACGCTCGCTGCCGAAATCTGCCGCCGCCTCGCTGAGGGGGAGAGCCTGCGCGCAATCTGCAATGACGACAAAATGCCGGGCCTTACGACAGTGCGAAAATGGCTGGCGGCTGAGAGCAATGAAGAGTTTCGGCTACAATACGCGCGCGCGAGAGAAGAGCAGGCGGATTTCTACGCAGACGAGATGATCGAAATTGCGGACACCACGGACGATCCGAACAAGGCGCGGCTGCAGATTGACGCCCGCAAGTGGAAGGCGTCGAAACTGGCGCCGAAGAAGTATGGCGACAAGATCGCCCACACGGGGCACGACGACGGGCCAATCGAAGTGACGTTGAGTCTTAATGCGCAGGGTGACGGTTAAATTCACGCTGCGCCCGGTTCAATCCGAAATCCTGCAAAACCTGAAGCGCTTCAATGTCCTAGTCTGCCACCGGCGGATGGGCAAGACGGTCCTGTGCATCGCACGCCTGATGCAGGCGGCGCTCGAGAACAAGCTGAACGCGCCTCGGTATGCCTACATCGCGCCCTTGTACCGCCAAGCCAAACAGGTTGCCTGGGACTATGTGAAGATGTTTGCCGGGAGCATTCCTGGCGCGACTGTGAACGAGGCGGAGTTGCGCTGCGATCTGCCGAACGGCGCCCGCGTGCAATTGTTCGGCGCGGACAACTATGACGCCTTGCGCGGGATTTATCTCGACGGCGTTGTGATGGACGAATACGCGCAGATGCCGCCGAAGGCATGGAGCGAGGTGATTCGGCCGGCTCTGAGCGACCGCACCGGATGGGCGATCTTCATCGGAACGCCAAAGGGCAAGAACCAGTTCTGGAAGCTGTATTACGAGAACGGCAAGCAAGACGATTGGTATTGCGGCCTGTACCGGGCCAGCGAGACCGGGATCGTTGCCGAAGCGGAATTGGCTTCAGCCCGCCGGGACATGACCGAAGACGAATATGAGCAGGAGTATGAATGCTCGTTCGCCGCTGCGCTGCAGGGGGCTTATTACGGCAAGTTGATGGCGACGGCGGATCGCGAGGGCCGGATTGGCTTCGTCGCGCACCGCCCGGAATTGCCCGTGCACACCGCTTGGGACATTGGCATCGGCGATGATACGGCGATCTGGTTCTTCCAGCAGTTGGGCCCGGAAATCGCGGTGATCGACTATCTGCAAGAGGCTGGGCAGGGGCTCGGCTACTACGCCAAACAGCTATCTGCGAAACCCTACACCTACGGCACGCACTATGTGCCGCACGACTTCAGGGCGCGCGAGTTTGGGTCGGGCAAGTCCCGCCAAGAGCAAGCGAATTCCTTGGGGCTGTCGGTGAAGGTCGTTCCGCAGCTTCGTGTCGATGACGGCATCAACGCGGTCCGAATCATTCTGCCGCGCTGCCGTTTTGACGAGAAGAAGACAGCCTACGGTCTGGAATGTCTGCGGCAGTACCGCCGAGCCTTTGACGAGAAGCTAAACGACTTCAAGCAACAGCCGTTGCACGATTGGGCCAGTCACGGCGCTGACGGCTTCCGCACGCTGGCTGTAGGCATCAAGGACCAATACGTGAAGGCCGCCCCGAAATGGGAGGCCGCACAGACCTTCGAGGAAATGTTCCAGCATCACATTGGACACCAAAAGGACAATAGGATTTGAAGAAACGCACCGCGCGCTTTTGGCATGAAGAGCTAAAGGCGGAAGCCAGATCCACCGACGACATGTCGGGCGGCGAGAAATGGCGGGCGCGGGCGAAGAAGGTTGTCGCCCGGTACAAAGATGAGGGCAAGAACAAGGGCAAGCGGTTTAACATATTCTGGTCCAATGTCGAGACCCTGAAGCCGACCCTGTTCTCGCAGATTCCCAACCCGGACGTGCGCCGGCGGTTCCGCGATCAAGACCCCGTGGGCAAGATCGGCTCGGAGATCGTAGAGCGCGCCCTGTCCTATGCGCTGGACGACTACGACGCAGCGGAAGTCTATGAGGGTGTGCGTGACGATGGCTTGATCGCTGGACGCGGTCAGGCATGGATCGAATACGAACCGATCATCAATCGCGAACGCCCTGAGTTGGTCGAGGCGATGGACCCGATGGGTTCTGACCCGATGGAGACCCCAATGGGTGCGATGCAGCCGCCGATGGACGCGATGCAGGCCCCAGTGGACGGGATGATGCCCGGCTTGGAGCAAATGCAGCCGCCCATTGAGGCGCCCCGCTACATGCTGGGAGACCGGGAGGTCGAGCCGGACGGCGAAGACGACGAAGGCCCGTATATCGATGAAAAGGTCGATGAGCGGGTGTATTGCGTCTCGGTGCCGTGGCGATTGTTCCGGCACGCTCCGGAAGCGCAATGGAAGGATGTGTGGTGGGTGGCGCGCGGCCACATGATGACCCGCGACGACCTGCACGAGAATTTTGACGAGTCCCTTGGCGCGCGCAAGGTCAAGGATCTGCCGATCCGGAAGTCCGGCGAAGACGAGAAGGAAGACCGGGGCGAGGCGCTGGTCTGGGAGATTTGGGACCGCAACGTCCGCAAGGTCTACTGGGTCCACGACACCTGGAAAGAGGAAATCCTGAAGGAGGCGGAAGACCCGCTGAATCTGGGTGACTTCTTCCCCTGCCCGGAACCGTTCACCCCGATTCGCACGACCGACGATTGGACGCCGATCCCGGAATATGTGCTGTACCAGGACCAAGCGGAAGAGGTCGATAGCATCTCGCAGCGCATCCACGCGATGGTGGGAGCGTTCAAGCCGCGCGGGGCCTATGCCGAGGGCATGGAGGGCATGATCGACGTCCTGAAGGGCGACGAAATGGACCTTGTGCCGATCAAGAATTGGGAACAGTTCCTGCAGAATGGCGGCTTGCAGAACGGCGTCATGTGGCTGCCGCTGGACGTTTTGGCCAACGCCATCGCGGCGCTCTACGAGGCGCGCGACCAGTCCAAGCAAGAACTGTACGAGATCACCGGCATTTCGGACGTCATCCGGGGCTCCACGAAGGCATCCGAGACGGCCACAGCCCAGCAGTTGAAGGGCAACTTCGGCTCCATGCGGATGCAGCCCCGGCAGGTTCCGTTCGCCCGGTTCATCCGCGACACGCTGCGCATCATGGCAGAAATTATCGCGGAGCATTACAGCGCAGAGACGCTGCACCGCATGACCGGCTTGGACGTGCCGCCGGAAGTGATGGAGATGCTGCGGTCCGACAAGCTGCGAGGCTACAAGATCGACGTGGAGACCGATTCCACAATCCAGGCGGACCAGGCGGCCGAACGCGAGGCCCTGGTCGAGTTCGTATCGTCCGTCACGCAGTATCTGCAGGGCGCCGGCCCGATCATTCAAGCATCGCCCTCGATGGCGAAGCCGCTGATGGAAATCCTCAAAATGTCGGCACGGCAGTTCAAGGCCGGACGCCCAGTCGAAGACGCCCTAGACGAGGCCGCAGACGCGGTGATCCAGCAGGCCCAGCAGCCGCCGCCCGATCCCAACAGGGCGGAAGCGGAAGCGGAAATGCAGAAGGCCCAGATGCAGGCCCAGACCGCGATGCAGACGGCGCAGGTCAAGGCGCAGACCGATATGCAGGCCGCACAAGCCCAGATGGCGCTTGACCGGGAGAAGATGCAGATGGAGGCTCAAACCGAAATGCAGAAGGCCCAGATCGACCGGGAAACCGACCTCGAGAAGGCCCGCATGGGGGCGGACGTTGACATTACGCGGGCGGAGATTCAGAGCCGCCAGCAGAGAGAGGTTTGATGTATCCGGTGTTGAACCACGACCCTGAGAAACTCGCTGCGATTGTGGTCGCTGCCGCAAACGAAGCCGCTGCCCATAAGTTTAGGTTCCGCGCAATCTTCGTATTTAGCGATGACGCCGTCATATGCGAGTTGGTCTCGCCAGACGGGATGCGCTTGCACGCGCGAATCAGCGAAAGAGAAATAGAAATGAACGACGCAGCGGGGCTGGCAGGCCTCGTGGAGTCGCGCGTCACCCATGCAATGAAGCGCAGGCCGGAAGAGACCTAATGCCGCGTTGGATATGGCGTGACGGCGAATTTCTAGAGATTCCCAAGGACTACACGCCGCCCCGGCCCAAGGCCCCCTACGTCATCTCGGACCATCACGACGCCTTCAAATCGATGGCGGACGGGCTCTGGTACGAATCGAAATCGGCCTACCGCAAGTCTTTGCGCGCGAAGGGCCTTGTCGAGATGGGCAACGAAATGCCCAAGGAAACGCCTTACACGCCGCCCTCTGCCCGGCAGGACATCAAGGACGCGCTGGAGCAACTGAGCACCGGCAACGCCGCGAAGCCCGCGAATGAGAAGGCGATCAAGGCGTCAATCAGCACAGGGAAAGTAAGCATATGATCGATGAAGAGATTGAAGAAGACGGTGTGGAAGAAGCCACCGAAGAGAAGTCTCTCCGCGACAGCATAAAAGATGCCGTCGGGGATGAGCCGGAAGCCGCCCCGAAACCGGAGCCGGATCCAGAGATCGCGCCGCCGGAGCATTGGTCGCAGATCGACAAAGACGCTTTCAACGACCTCCCGCCGGAGGTCCGGTCGCTCTATCTCGACAAGGCCACGAGCCTTGAGAAGGGCTACAACGAGAAATTCGAAAAGGTCGCCTCCTGGCAAAAGGAGAAGGCGGCGCTCGATGAAGTTTTCGCGCCAATGGCAAGCGAGCTTGCCCTTTACAATGTCGACCGCGTTGATGTTATCCGCCGCTTGGCGGGAGCGCATCAAATGCTCCGGTACGACCCTGAAGGGGCTTTGCGCCAACTGGCAGCGCAGTACGGTGCCGAGTATCCGTTTGCCGGGTCTGACGACGACGAAGGCTTTCTTGATCCTGCGGCCGAACAGCAAATCACCCAACTCAAACAACAGGTTGCCCAGCTACAGCAGGGCTTCCAGGGGTTTCAGGGGCAATACCAATCCTCGCAGGAGGCGGCGCTTCAGCATCAAATCGATGCGTTCCAATCGGCAAAGGACGCTGACGGGAATCTGAAGTATCCGTATTTCGACACCGTGCGACAGCAGATGGGTCAACTCATCGGCGCCGGCGCGGCACAGTCGCTTGAGCAGGCATACGAAATGGCCGTCTGGGGCAATGGCGAAACCCGCCAGCGCCTGATGCAGGCAGACCAGGATCGCGCCGCCAAAGAGGCTGAGGCCAAGCGCAAGGCGGAAGCCGATAAGGCCCGGAAGGCGGGAGCGGCCCGCGTGGCCGGCACGTCGTCGCGTGGAGGATCGGGGAGCGCTCTGACAACTCGGGATGCTCTGGAACAGGCGTGGCAGGGGGCCGCATAGGAGCCTAGATCATGACGTCTCCGAATCT